CTGAAAGTGCAATCTTAAAAAAGTCTTCGGCGCTTTTTGCCTCGGTAACTTTTTTATTATATTCTTCGTTTGCCTTTGTATTTGCTTTCAGCCTTACTCCGAATGTTTCGCCTGCTGCCGCCGCCCAGTTGAGTGCGTCGGTTAAAACGCCCGTCAATTCGCCGGTTTTGGCGGTTTCGTTTGCAGCCTCCGTCAACCCCTCGATGGGAAGCGAATCTCCGAACGTTCCCCAGATACCGGTGCAGATATCTGTCCATGTCGCCATGTCCTTTTCTGTGGAAACGAACTTCGCAAGGTGGTTAACCGCTTCAACGCTTCTATCTTCTTCTCCAAGAACCGAATAAAAATCCTTATATGTTTTCGTCGCGAGCTCTGTCGAGAGGTTCGCCGATTGAAAAGCTGTTTCAAGCTTTCCGATGTCTTCGCGATATTCCTGTGTTTCTTGTGTGAGAGACGATAGCTCGGATATGCAATTACCCATGGCAGATACGAGTTTACTCGCGAGATTTCCCGCGAGTGTTCCGGCTGCGACATCAAGTTTTGACAGACCTTTTTCTGCCTTTTCCGCTTTTTCGTCTACATCTTTAATTTTTTCTGATGCTTTATTGGATTCGTCGCCGAGATCGTTTATTCCTTTCGCGACGTCTGCTGCTTCTTTTTCAAGTCGCCGAAGGTTTTGTTCAGCCTTGATGGTTTCGCGTTGCAGGGAACGAAAGGTTTCCTCTCCGATGTCTCCACGTTTTAACTGCTCCGCCGCGTTCTTTTCCGCCTCTCGAAGCATTTCAACTTCTTCTGTGGAATTACTGACAGCCTCCGCAAGGATCTTTTGCTTTTGTGCGAGAAGTTCGGTATTGGTTGGATCAAGTTTCAGTAACTTATTTACATTTTTCAGTTCACCCGAAAGGGACGCGCTTTTGTCCCACACGCTTTTAAGCGCGTCTCCGAGTTTCTTTGTGTCGGCGCCGATCTCGATGGTTAATCCTTTAATCTTTGTCTTGTCTGCCGCCATCTTTGATTTTCTCCTTTGTTCCGAATTTTTTGCGCAACCCTTCGCGGTCAATGTCTGTCTGCTGTAAGCGCCATGCTGTTTTCAGATATTCCGTTCCCTTGTCTGTGCGTTCAAGCCTATCTATATAAGCATCCCTGCGAAGCACAAGAAAATCAACTATATCAAGGCTGTCGATCTCTCGGAACGACAGCCTTGAATAGTCGGACACGATTTTCTTCCAAACAGTCGTTACCTCAAACCCGTGTCCCGCATCGTCTCCGTCATGCGGAGCGTGCGGGAGTATCAGTTTTTTGTTTGGGTGTTTTCTTTTACGAAGGTTGTATACTCCGTAAAAAAGACTATGAGATCTTCGGCAGTAAGTCCGAAAGAATCGCCGATTTCCTCTCCTGAAATCTCGTAGAGATCCTTGTTGTTCGATATGAGGATTGCCGCAAGCGCACGCGCTTTTTCAAGCGCATCATGATCGTCTGATATGTGTTCGAGAATGTCAGCGTTTTTTTGTAGTTTTTCGAATATCTCAACCGTAGGTAGTTTTACCCGAAACAAGGTTTGCTTTTTGTCGCGCTTAAGAACGGGCATTTCCGGCTGCGTGAGTTTGTTAAAGTCGAGAATGGCTCTCATTTTTTTATTCTCCTTTTTCGTGCGCGCTGTGTGCTTACTGCCACTTTTGCGCTCACCTTTCAAACAGACTGATCTTGCCCAGGTGTCCCGCTCGGAATCTCTTCAATGAACTGGACGAGAGTTCCGTCGTCATCCTGCGGAACAGCCGTAAATTCGGGGTCAACCTGCGAGCCTGCTGTCATAGAAAACGAAAGTGACAGCCCTGCTGTGTTTCTGCCTACAATCATAATCCAAACATCGCCATCCTCTTTATCTTCGTGGTGGAAGCAAACGACGTAGTTCTTGTTTTTACCGTGCGATGCACCGCCTATTTTAAGGGTTCGCTTTCCATCCTTTTCAGATACTGCGGCACGATCGGTGAGTTTGGACAGAGTATTGCCGTTCCATGTTATCAATCCGAGTTTCAACTTCGCCTCTTCCTCTGTGGTGATGATCTTCATTACTTTACCGAGGTCATCTTTTTCCGTATAAGTGCTCTCTGTGTAAGTAAGGGCGGCACCTCCCTTAATCCATCCTAAAAGATTTCCCTCTGCGCAAATAGCAGTAAGTTCCGGCAGGGTTCCGGAAAACTCCATCATATACGCTTTGCCGCTGCCGAGGGTAATCACGTCTGAATCACGTTTACTCATTGTTTTTAATCTCCTTTTTTCGTGTATAAATCAAAAGTATAAGAAACATAGATAAGACTTTCGTCTTCTATTTCTCCGATATATTTAGTCCATTCGTAAGGCGCTATAACATCTTCAACAACCTCTTCGCTTTCATAGTCGCGGGTGTCTGCGTATAGCTCAACTGTAACGGTGCTTTGTTTTGCGAGAACCTTTTCATCAGCTCCGAACCCCTCCTCAACCTCGACAAACCACACGATATACGGCGGAGAGGGGATAGAACGATCCTTATATTCGTTCCAACGACGCTCTGTAAACGGGATATTCGTCTTGGCGAGAAGAGCCTCGATTATGTTTTTAACTTTCATCTTTGATAATCCTCTCGACATCATGATTAAGCTTTGCTTGCGCTCGCAGTTCGACGACCTTCATGTGCGGGTGAGGTGATGCTTGTCCTACGACTTTGCCATTTCTGACGATGTTATGTCCCTTTTCCAGGAGGTGTACAAGTTGACATTCCGTTTTCGAATATATCTTGACTTCTCTCGAAAAAATATCATCCTTAACAACGGACAACTCTAAACTCTTGCGGTATTTTCCGTGAGCTCGGCTTTTACCTTTTCTTCGGGCTTTTCCTTTTCCTGTCGGAGCAATTGCGCGGACTTCCCGAAGGGCATAGTTACCTGCGTCGCTTACCGCATCCTTAACTTCTTTTGTTAACCGATCGCTGTACAATCGCAAAGTGTCGGAAAGTGCATCGGAAAAATCTTCCGGCTTGATACTTATCCATTCACTCATATCACGTCCGTACACCGACTTTTTTATGCAGATAAAGCTCGGTATCACCATCATCACGGTCGTATGTGCGATATATGGTGAAACGCCCATTTCGCGGCATATATGACGGTATATCAACTCTTTGCTGTTCGTCATATTCGTTTGTGTTAACAATTACGACAAGTTCAGGTTTTAATCCTGTTTGAGCCGCAGAGAAGAACTCATTTCTGCCGACGCTCTTAACCTCGGCATAAACTTCCGTCTTTATTTCTTTCCCTGTCGAAAGAATATCAACAAGCGTTACAACATCATTCTTCATAGCGGTAGTCTCCGGATAGTGTCATTGACGCTTTTAGTGCGTCATAGGCTTTTTGCAGCCGCTCCGCCCGTGTTTCGTCGTTTGCATACTGTATTCTGCACCAAATTACACACGCCTGTCTTATTAGCGGATCAGTATCGTCTTTTTTGTCTGTGACGCCCGACATCCGAAGATCCGCAAGGCAGGCAGTAACCTGCCTTGCGATATCAGCGTCAAGCATGTCATGTCGAATACGAAGCCCCGTTTTAACAGCGGCGATAGTTTCTGTATTAGCCACGATTATTCATCCTGCCTTTTAGGAGCCCTGCGCGATGGTAAGGAAGGTGAATCCGTTCTTATACGTTACGGCGCCTCCGAGCTGCGCGTCTCCTACGATAGTATCCATCAATTTGTTGATGGCAAAATCGGCGGAAACATTTATTTCGTAATCCGAGAAAAGGTCAAGCTCGAAGCATTGCGGGTTACCGTAGCACATCGTCTTTACAGCTGCGGTGCTTGACTGTGCCGTTCCTGCAAGGGCTGTCAGGTCATTGCAGATGCAATATCTTACAATAAGTCCTCCATCTTTGATAGTACCCGTATTCGGATTCTGCCCGTCAGGTGTAATCTCGTACACGGCTTTTTTCTCGTTCGTGCCGCGAATATCTCCGAAGGCGATAAGGTCTTTCTTGTTCAGGAAAAGATAGCCCTCGCCGACAACGGCGTCGTCACCTCCGTGCGCGAGGGTAATCTGACGGAGGGTCTTTTCATTAATAACACCTTTTTTTGTGGTGTCGATGGTCGCCGTCACACTTGCCGTAAGGGACGAATCTTTGAGTGCGTCCACTATGATAGCGGCAGCCTTTTTTCTCAACGAGACAAGGGACTGCGTAAGGACCTTATTTTCGTACACAAGCGGGGATTGTTTCTTCGCCTGCTTGCTGATCGCAGAAACAACGGCTATACTTATAGGCGTGATAGTTACGAATCCGAAGGTGGCATCTTTTTCAGTCGCGCCAGATCCTTCGGTCTGTTCCGCTGCCGCATCCGCGTCGCTATCTATGTAAGCAACTTTGTTACTTCCCATACCCGTGCAATCCTCTGTGTGAACAAGGTCTACAATGCTTGACACGGACGCGCCGACCACGTCATTGATTCCTGAAACAGCGGTCGGTGTAGCAAGTTTACCGCTCGACACAAGCGTGCTTCTTGCTTCAACGGTCATATGTCCTGTCTTAACAAGTTCTTTCGCCCTTGCCTCTCTCGTCGGATCTGCGGCTGCGGGGGTCGGTATTACCGTACCCGCACCGTTCGCAATCGCGGAGCGAGCCTGCTGTCTCGTCTGCGCTTCGGACAAAAGCGCAGCTCTTTCCTGTGTAAGGTTGTCAACTTCTGTGCGAAGACTTGCAAGTTCATCACCCGTCGCTCTGTCGAGAAGACCCTCGATTTCCGCGAGGCGTGCATTGATTTCTTCAATTCTGTTCATCGTTTTATTCTCCTTTGTTGATTTTAATTTTGATTTTTATTTTTTCGCGAAGTTCCGCATTTACCTTTTCTGCCTCTCTCCGGGCATTTTCGCCGATCACTCCGTCAACAAAACTCCTGCACTTCGCTTCTACCTCGGTTCCCTCGTTCGCCGGAAAGGTGACAGGGGACACGTCGTAAACTTTTTCAACCGACCTGTGAACAATCGTTCTTGTCGGCGCGTCGTAAAAATATTCCCTCGGACGAAACATCCACGAACATTTTGTTATCATACCTGTCTTAATTTCTTCGTACATCTTGCGTCCGGATTCCGTCTTCGACAAATCAGCCGCAAAAAATAATCCGTGCTCTCTGACCTGAACGATAAGAGTGCCGTTTGAGGTTCTCGCAAAGACATGACCTCCGTGATTGAGATGCAATACAATGTCCGACATATCTGCATTGTCAAAGCAGCTTCGCTCGAACATTTCAAAAACATCTTCACCGTCTTCCGCCTTAAACAGAAGATATCTCTCAAATGTCGCGGCATACCCCTCGATGTAGTATTCACTATCGATAAGTTTTTCTTTTATTTCAGGATTGAGCACAAGCGTTCTGACCTGTGCAAAGGACTTAAATTTTGTTTTGTCTGCCGGTGTCATCTTTTTTGTTCTCCTTCTTCTAACTTTTGTATCTCCGTATACTCTTTGCGGATGTAGTATAGATCCCCGTCTTCGACGTGCGGAAGATTCCATATATCCATAATCATATTTCGGTTGAATATACCTCTATCAAACATTTGTGCGCTGACAGAGAGCTTGTCTGCATTTGTCATATATTGCAGTCGGTTACTGCTCCATACAATGGCGTTTCCTCCGCTTATCATCTGCGGAGTGTAAAACATCGAAGTCATTACCTCTGACAGCTGTATTGCAAAAGGCTCGATTTTCCCTTCGTAGTATGCACTCCAAGCATCTCCGACCGCTTTATTTTCGAGAATGTCAAGATTGCAGCCGAAATATTTGAAAGCCCGCTCCTCAATCGTCTTGACCTGTTCGGGGTCAATAATCTGCGCTTGTGACTTAATCTGCTGAACATTGTTGTATGTGTTTGGGAAAAGCAGCATTCCGCCGTCTTCGGCGGAAAAATTTTCTTCTGTAAACCGCTTGCGCTCTTCTTTAACGTCCTTGCTTTTAGTGAGATTTGAGAGCGTCGCCATAAAGCGATACGCCGCCGAGGTCTTAATTCCTTCGGCGATACCTTGATTTTGAGTGTTGATGAGGTCCATCGTCGGTTGAAGCGCCCTGTTGTCTTCGCCTTGATAATCCGAAGTATATTGATAGTTTGTCAGGATTCCCACGCGTGACAATTCGATTGCAGCCTTTTGCCCTTTTGCGAAGGTGTATCGAAGATACTGCTGTTCTTGCTCATCCTCGACAATTTCCGTCATCTTTGGTTGTATCGGATAGCAGCCAACGGGATTGTCGTACTTGTCAAGCAGGGGAATGAGATAGCATGTGTTTGTCGCATCAAGAATTGTTGCCACTCTGTATACGAACTGCGATGTCGTCATCCACGGATTGACTTTCGGACTTATTATTTTTTCGATTCCGAGGCTGTCTGCCCCTGAAAACGATGGAGTAAGTTTTGCCGAGTGTCGGGCAAAAGCACCTATACACGCCCTTGTCAACTCCATTTCGTACACACCCCCGTCAAAGGTGGTAAAAACGGGGGTGTAGCCGTTAAGCAACTCAAAATACTTAAAGAGTTGCTTTTTTTGTTTTCGTTTTCCGAAAACCATATCAAAAACACTCATTCGTTGTTATCCTCATTTCTTAACCGGTCTCCGATCTGTTCGCTGTGCTTTTGTCTTACCGTCAGCGCGTCAAGCACGGCAGCGCAACCGTCAATATGTTTTCGCGACTGTATTTTTGAGATTCTACACTTACGCGTCATCATATTCGAGACTATTGCGGTATTCATAAAATGGGAGATAAGCAGGGGATTTTGTCCGAGTTGAAGAGTTCCGTCCCGAAGAAGCCCCTCGCACTCCCTAATAACAGGTGTTAAGTTGTCCCCCTGATAAACATCATCCGTGTGAAAACCATACGTTTGCAGGTCCTTTATGAGATACTGTGCGGTATATCTGTCGTAACCTATCATTTGTGGTAGAATTTCGAAGTCCTCCGCAAGTCCGACGAACCATTTATAGCAATCCTCATAGTCTATGTAATTATCGCCTGATGGCGTCAAAATTCCTCGCTGAACAAACAATTCATAGGGCACACCCTCCGCCTCTTGCAGTTCTTTGATTTTGTTTGCCGGCATAAAAAACTTTGAAAACGTGAACAGTTTTTTGTTCTGCTCGATAATCACGCAGCAACTTGTCAAGTCCGTTGTTTGCGAAAGGTCGATTCCTCCGACACAGTAAGTCTCGCGAAAGTCTTCAATAGAAAATGTTAACTCACTCGCTTTTCTGACAACGCTTGCGGGCAACCATGCGACGCTGCTGTTGACCTTTATGTTCCCGTACTTACATAGAAATTCATTTTTCTTGCTTAATGATTTTTCCGCGACTATTATTTCGTCGCGGTAGTAAGATTCGGGCAGAGAAACACCCATGTTCGGATTGCTTTTTCTTAATTCCTCGATATCGTTCCATTTGTCTTCATCGTCAATTTTGTATATCAGCGGCAAAAAACGGTATTCCCGGTCTTCTTCGCCGTAAAGGAACGCAGTTGAACGCATCATCAGTTCATCGTAGATACCGTTGTCGATATACCCGGCTGTCGAAATTGACAGTATCAGGGGCTGACGCCTTGCGCCAAGAGCTGATTTTAGCACTTCATATTGTTTAAGTCCCGCCGCAGCGTTCCACGACGCGATCTCATCACAAATACAGCCATGCGGATTGTATCCGTCCGATTTTTTTTCATTGAAAGCGATTTTTCGGATAATAGCCCCCGAAAAATCAATTTCGATGCCTTCTCTTGTTTTTTTGGCATGAGGGCGAAGTTCTTCCTCCGCCTTAATCATCGCATAACACCCGTCATAAACTATCGCCGCTTGATCAAGTTTAGGTGCGATACAATATATATCCGCGCCGATTTCACCGTCACAGTATGCCAAATAAAGCGCAATTCCCGAGGCAAGTAAACTCTTTCCGTTTTTTCTTGCAATAACAAGAAAAACCTCTCGAAATCTTCTGTTTCCGAAAGAATCAACAATACCGAATATCGCGGAAATACAAGCCTTTTGCCATAATTCAAGTTTGAAGAGGTCATTTCGCCCTTTACTGTGGTGACAAAAATTTTCGATAAAGGCGATTGCCTTTTGTGCTTTGTGAAAATTGTAAAAGCATCTGCGGTTGTTAAGATCATCAATTAAGATCTTATATGCCGTTAATATGTCTTCTCCGACAGTTACCGAACCGGAAATTATCGCGTCGTAATACTCGCCGATTGCTCCGTACTTATTCACGGAACATCAATTCTTCAAGTTTGCTCTTTTTCTTCGCCGCAGGGCAGAGTTCGACAAGCTGCTTAACTATCGCGTTAAGGTTTTTAGCCATGGCGTTGTATATTTCCGTTTCCGGAGTTTTCTTAATGCCTTTTTGATTTTCTCCGTTTTGATATGCTTCGGTGTAGCCTTTTTCTGCTATGATTTTTTCAAGTTCTTCGCATGAAACCGTCATAAAAGCAGCTCTTTCAATAAGAGGCTTTATAATTTTTAATTTGTTCGGATCAATTTCCGAAAACACTTTCCGAAGTCTGCTTTTTTCTTTTTTTATCAGGCTTTCTTTGTCTTTTTCGCTCATTTTCAGACTACACCCCCTCTCGTCACACCTGCGGAAACTTTCGTTCCTTTCGCACTCGTTCATTCGGCTTTGATTATTTTTCGTCCGATGGGGGGAGTATTACATTCCCTTCGTCGTCGAAAAAAAATCTCGGCGCGCCGCATTCATCGGCAGGATCTTTCTCACGGTTGTGACACGTTTGACATTCGTACCGAAAGTTCTTTTCGTTAAGCGAGATATCTTCATCGTAAACATTCTTCGAAGTTAGCCACATAATGTGGTGAACTATGCGCCCTCGGTCACTGTGGCAAACTTCACACAACCCGCCGTCTATCGCTTCACGCTTTTTGATATAAGCGTCGCGGGCACGTCGCCATGCCGGTGTTTTATAGAACCATGCTGTTCCGCTACCACGCACGCGAGCAGCCCTCCCCGTTTTATTCCGCGTGATTTCCCCAAGCCGAAAACATTTCAAACCTATCCTGCATATTCATCGTAGATGAAAAAGTGTGCTATTTTTAACCAACCCCACTTTCTCCATAGTTTTTTAACGAAATAAAAAGGATACGGGCGGATGCTCCGCCCGTAGTTCAAAGAATTACAACTTTCCTAAAATCAAGAAGTCTGTTGTTGTGCCAAAGACTTGCGCTGTTCGCAAAACAAACTTGACAGATGGCGATTGCTTCATCAAGAGTATTCTCGTCACCGTCGCCCTCGGCATTTGCACCCGCCGCGCAAGTTCAGCCGTAGTCATTCTGTGCTCGCGCATAAGCAGGCGCACGCGGTCGGTAAGCCCGTATACAAGATACATCAGACTGTCTCCGACTTCTTCTGCTTGTCCGTGCGGTCTACGGTTATATAATTCGCGCAGCCTTTAACCGTCAGCACGGTTCCGTCCACCGTCAAAGATACTTTATCCGCGTGTTCATAGCCTATAAGGCTGCACGCTTTCGCAAGCAGGTCAAAGTCTTCGGACGGAAGATCCCGGCACATTCCGTTCAGCGTTAATACCGCACGCGCTATTTTTTCTTTGCGGTGATATTCTATTACCGATGGTGTACAGTCACAGCGCCCGCCCGCAATATGTAACTGTCCGCAGAACGGGCAAGTCTCCATTTCGTTCTCGACCTCGATTTTCTTAGCATTCGTTGCTTCGCTCATTGCTTTATCTCCTTTCAGTCTCGGATTATGCCGAGATATTTTTCAATTTCGTATTTCGCCGTTTCAAAACCGTAGCAGACCGCGCACTTATAGCCGGCGAGCATAAGACGCTCTATCCACTCATCTTGCGATGCAGATGTCTTATTCTTCCCGACTTTTAACTCAATGAACAGCCCGTGAAAGCCGCTTCGCGCCACGGCAAGCATTATGTCGGGCACGCCCGCTTTCTCCCCTGCCGCTTTCAGCCGCGCCGCTTCGGTTTTACTGCGTAACCCGCCGTTCGGCACGGCAAACAGATTTTTCAGTTCCGGATGAGCCGCCGCTTCATAAAACGCCCATGTAAACAAGTGCGTCTGCTCAATTTCTTCTTGTCTTCTCACTTCATCACCTCGTTGTTTCTAACCCGCCCACACGTCGGCAGACCACGCGGGAATATGACTTTCGTCGTCGGTCTTATACATAACGACCGAGAGATACCAATTCGCATTGTACTCATTCCACCTCGGGAACGCCCTCACAAACTTATATCCCTTGTATCGCTTCTCCCAGAACTCCGCATCGTCAACGCGAGAGACGCACCATTTTTCAATCTGCCGCTTCGTCACGCCGCCGTCTTTGATTTTCACTTTCGGTTCTTCGAGATTTCGCGAATAGATAATTCTCTTCTTGCCCGCGCATTGCTTCGAGATATATCGCGCCGCCGCTTCGGGACCGAACGTGTCCGGGCGGAATCTGTCGCAGTTTACTCTCTCCCCCTTATTCCACAGGCTTTCCATCGCAGACCGCGAAAGCCCGCCCGTGATAAACAGGTGATAGTGATAGTTCGTCTGTCCTTTTTTCTTGCCCGTTTTGTATGTAACCTCTTCAATCGCTATCGCATACTTCAACGGCTCCGCCAGCTTTTCCGCCGTCCGTACAAGGCGCGATAAAGTCTGCTCGATATACTTATTCGGCGCAACACGGCAAAGCGCTTCCGCGTCTTCGATATTCTGTTCCACTTCGCGCAGTTTTCTTTTCCGCGCGTCGCGAACTCGGCGCACATAGTTTCTGATGTTTTTCTGCGCTTCGTCCCAATCTTTCGGCGCCTGCGCCTGCGCATACGTCGGATGCATCAGGTAGTCCCCGTCGTCGAAGTTGGCATTGACAAGCCTTATTAGTTTTTTAATTGCCTGTTGACGGTTATATTTCGCCTGTGCCGCCGAACTCTGCTTTTCTTTCGGCGCGCGCGTCGGCATCGCTCTGCCCGACCGAAAAACGGGAAAGAAATCCGCTTCGAGCAATCTGCCGCTTACGGTTCTTTTCTCTCTCTGCATTTCCTTTCCCGCCTTTCTTTTTTTTGATTTTATTTTTCTTACGCGCCGAACACGGCGAACTTGTTCACGGTGTCGCTCACCGTCTCCATCACGCTGTTGTACAGCGCGGTTTGCAGATACATTCTGCGATGTTTGATAAGCGTCTCCGTCTTTTCAAAAGTCCGTATAACCTGTAACACATTTTCATGCTCGATTTCGCCGTAAACTTCTTTCACCGTCTGCGTCGGCACCTGCCGCCCCTCTATTCTGACAAAGCCCTCATCGGGACGCACAAGCACGTCCGCGATTATTCGCGCAAGTTCAACGACAAACGGTCTGTCTTCTTCATCGAAGCATTCAAGCTGTATATTTTCCGTCACCCTGTTCAGCACCGCCCGAAAGGACGGGACAGGACGGGACGGAGCAGCGCAGCGCGTTTTTTCATCTTCCGTTTTTTCAAAACTCCGCATTTTCAAAATCACCTCCGCATATCGTCCATTTAATACGATTGATTACAAGGTCGGAATAGAGCCGCCCCGCAGCTCCGTTTCCGTCCCGTATTCAACTGTCAAAGTGCATTATATATAATATGTAGACTTATCGTTCCACACAGAAGAGAATAGCGTTCTCCTTATCACAATCATAAGGCGCCATCTCGACCGTGGTATACACATCTTCCGCCTTAGCACCAATCTCAACAAGCCTCGATATCTTGACTTCGAAATTAAGTTTCGCTTCCTGACCTGCTTCCATGCCCGACAGCATATTCATAAGTTCATATACTTTCATATTATATATACCTCCTAAAACGGAAGATCGGAATCATCAGCCGCCGCAAGGTCGGCAAGATATTCGTCCCCGTCTTTCTTCTCCTCTGCCGCCGCTCCGCCCGCTTCCGCAGGCGCTGCCGCTTCGGGCTTGTCCCTCTTTGATTCGCCGAACTGTATCTCTTCAATAAAGACATCTGTCGTTTTGACCTTTTTGTCTCCTATCGTCCGTGTCGCTGTCCGCAGCGTGCCGAATATGATTATTGCCAAACCCTTTCGGAAATGCTTTCCGAGAAATTCCGCGCGCTCTCCGAACGCCACGCAGTCAATAAAGTCCGCCGCGCTCTCCATCGCGTCTTTCGCCCTCGGGCGGTTCACGGCAACCGATACGCGGCTGTATGATTTTCCGTTGCCGCTCTGCCGCACTTCCGGGTCATACGTCAGCCGCCCCATGATAACAACCTTGTTGACGTTCATATCTTTCCACCTTTCAGATCTATAAACACTTCGCAGTCTCCGAACCTGACGGCTTCATACTTCGCCAACCGTCCGCGCAGAAACTCCGTCCGCTCCTTTTCCCGCTTCAAAAGCGTGTTCGCTTTTATCTCGCCGAGCGTCGCCGCTATTCCAAGTTCGCAAAACTCTTCCGCTTTCTTCTCCGATATCTCCGCTTTCGCTTCCGCCCGCGCAAGCCTTTCTTTCAGCAGCCTGTTTTTCTCCGTCAGTTCCGCGTTGCGTCTTCTTAACTTGTTATACATCATTTGTCATTCCACCTTTCCATAAACGCGTCCAATTCTTCCAAATCCGACAAGCACGCGTTCCTGTCCTCGGTCAGTTCATCTATCTGCTTTTCGATAACATTCATCGACCTTTTCAGTTCCGCATATTTTTCCGCTATCATCTCCCTGACAACCTCGGGCATCTTCGGCAGCGCCGCGCACTTTTCAGCCGAAACAGTCTTCGGCATACCCTCGATATCCGCTTCTTTTTCCGTCGTTACTCTTATCACCGTCTTTTCACTCTCCGTTTTTTTGCGTTCCGTAAAACTCCGGCAGGCAGGATCGCTCTTTCCCCCGTCCGTTCCGTCGCAGTCCTCGAAACACGCGCACTCTCCGCATTTTCTGTTCGCGTAATCCTCTGTGCGCTCAAACCTTTTGCAAGTGTCGTCACCTTTTCTCCGCACCTCTTCGTTGCCTCGGTAACAGTAACCGCCGTTCGAGTTCTCCTCGTCAAATTCGGTTCTGTCGGAACGGAATTTTTTGCAGTTTTCGCATATCTCGTCTTTGCTGTTTTCGCATACTTCGTCGCTATCCACGCATTTCTTTTTCTGCGCAAGAAACCCGCCGCAAGCGGGACTGTTCGCAAGCACGTCAAGCACACGGTCGTTATAACAAGTCCCGTGCAAGTTTCCGTATGTGTCAGCGATACCGCGCTCAAAAAACAAGCATTCCGCACATCTGTTTTTCTTATCCTCGCCCGGCACTCCCGCCGCCGCGACTTTCTTTTCAAACTCTTCCGTCATGTCCGCCTCCGCCGCGGGCGGCAAAAGCCCGCTCTTCCTGTATTGATATACCGCCTGCCCGGAGAGTACCCCCCCCCTCGTAGAGAATGCGCACTATCTCGCTTTTCGGGCAGTCGTTCAAATCCGCAAGTATTCCGACCTGCTTCTTCGAACTTATCGCATTCTTCCACGACGATATTATTTCATCTTTCGTCATCGCCAATTCCATTTTTTTAATACCTCCAAGCATATATTTAACATAGCTTAATAATTCTTATCGCTCCGCTGCTACTTCCACAGCGGCTCATCGGGCGAAGTAATGCCGATTTCGTCAAGCTCGCGTTTCAGCATTACGTCTGCGACGTTTCCCTTGTCCCAATCGAGATTACACTCGCGGTTCCCGCCGTATTCGTCTATTATGTCCTGTATGTGTTTTATATGTTTGCGGCACCGTTCGGCGCCGTAACCTGCGTTGCGATGCAATGCGATGACTGAAATATAAATCACGCGCATAAGTGCCTTGCGATTTTCGTTATCGTAGGTGCGTTTGACCTCTTCTGCCGCTTGCCGCAACTGACGCTTTGACAGCATCGGAATTATTGCTTTCATGATTCATCGCTCCAATCTATCATCTGCCCGCAAACATCACAGTATGCCTGATTTTCTTCAACTTCCGCCCCACACAGGCAGATATGAGAGACTTCCCCGTCGTCGTATATGTCGGCGGCAACTTTTTTCGGCACCTGCTTTTCAAGCGCTTCAATCGCCATATCGAGGGCAAGCATAAGTTGTCCGTCGGGCGTACCGTCGCCCGCTTCGACAATATCGCCTTCGTACAACTCCCTATCTTCTTTCAGGGTTTGTATCGCTTCTTCATTCGTCATTACTTTCACGCTCCTTTAACACCTGCTCCGCTTCCTCGCGGGAGAAAAATACGGTTTTGCCAATTTCTTTAGAATTTATTCCGCGTACAATGTCCTCCGAGGTTATCCACTCAACAAAAGTTGAGAACAATTCTACATAAACTGCCGTTACTTCGTATTCGCTGATAGTGCCTCTATCCGTCGGTTCATAAAGTGTATCCCCCACCTTGCACGGAAGTTTCACCCACTTATCAATATCCATAAAATCCGCGCACGGCTCTTTTTTCAAAAGTCTGATTCCGTTTGCATATCGGCAAACGCCGAAAGACAAACAATCTTTACAGTACATTTCAGTCTCTCCTTTCAACCAATGCCCTCTCCGCCTCCTCGTGGGAGAGAAATATGTCGGAAAATGTATAACTTTTATCAATTACTTTTTTGAATCCTGCTGCATATTCCTCTTTTGTCGTAATTAACAAATCGAACATTCCACCGTATTTATCAATATAAAACGCCACCACATCGGCGCAAGTAACATAACCGTCATATATGACATACACCACATCTCCCGCCTTGCACGGAAGTTTCGCCCATAAGGAGCGGTCGGAAAAGTCCTCGCATTTTTCTGCGTACATCGTGTTAAATTCCTCTACACCGTTTGCTCTTGCCATTTCGTCACAAGCCTTAAAATGAATACAATCCCTACAATTCATCTTCTGCTTTCACGCTCCTATCTGCTTCGCAACCGCCGAAAGTGCAGCGGAAAACTTGCCCGCCAACTCAGGGTTCTTCTCTCTGACTTTACCTATTGTTTCTTTTATTTTTGCCGCAGTCTCTTGCAGGTTTTCAAAAAGCGCCTTGAAGCGCATCGCGTCAGCGTCGTTCAGCTCCGCTTTCTTCCTCAACGCTTCCGCTTCGTTTCGCGCTTCCGTAACCTTTCTTTCCGCCTCCGCTTTTGCGGCTTTCAAAATCTCGATCTCCTGTTTTCTTTTCTCTTCCGCTGCCGCCGCATTCTTCCGCACTTCCGCTTCCGCTTCGCTGCGTAGTCTGTCAAGCATTTCTTTCGGTATCTTCGGATTCTTCTTCAACTCCTTTATCTTTGCTTCAAGGTCTGCCGCCGCCTTTATATTCGCGTCGGCTTTTGCTGCCGCTTCGGCTATTTCATCATTCTTCTTTTGCAAAAGTTCTTCAAGCTCCGCAACGCGTTCTTCCGCGTCCGATACCTTTGCTTCCGCCGCAGCCGCTTCAAGGGCTTCTTTTTCCGCTTCTTCGGCACGTTTCAAAGCCTCGTCACGCTCCTTGATAACCCTGTCAAGCTCCCGCACGGAAATATTCTCAACGTCGTGTTCTTCCGCGAACTCTTCACGTTCTTCTTCGGGCACCGCAAGCAGTCGCAAAGCCTTGGTATAACTCAAATTCCCAAACGTTTGGGAATTTGAAACAGCCGCGCCGAACAGCGTAAATTGCTTGTCGCCGTACTCCTCAAAAAGCTTCATGAAGTTGTTTGCCGAACTCTGTGAAAATTCAACCTTTTCGCGGAGCCACGTTCCCCACTCGCCGTGGGGTAAAAGGTCTTTTGCCTCTGCAAGGCGCCGCCCTATCTCGACCGCATACCCGAGCATTACGGACTGAGCCGAGGACACAAGGCTTTTTATCTCGTCTGTCACAACCTCGATACTGCGCTCGCCCTTTTCAATAATGTTATCCATTTGCTGCCACCTTCCGATTTCTTATTTTCTTTATGTTCTGTTTAACAAATTCAAGCCATTGTTCTTCAAATGCTCTCACTTCCGGAGTTCTTGCGCAGTTCCCTTTACCTCGGTTTTGCTTCACGGTGCAGTTTTTTTCGTCAAGTTCAAGCGTGTAAAACGGCTTGTCCGGCTCGGATACTTTGCGGACAAAGAATATATCCGTCTCACCGCTTGCGACACTCTCCGCATAAGTCGCCACGCAATGATGCAGGCATTTCCCCTCATTTTTCAGTTCATCAACCGAAGCAGCGGGGCGTATCATCAAAACGCCGTTGCTGCTTACAAGTGTTGAAAGAATTTTCGCACGTTCCGAAATGCGTTTACTTTTTTCCGCATCTTTTTCCCGCTCTTTTTCTTTTTCCCGCCTTCTGTCTTCCTTAACAAGTCGGTCATGTTCTTTTTTCAGATCCTTCGGAAAAAAGGTGTCCTTATCTACGGAGATATTCAGTTTGTCGCATATTTTATAGTAGTCCCGGAGCATTCCCGCATAACTTCCGAGAGTTGCCTTGTTCTTTTCCTTGCTTTGCAGTTTTCGGAGATAATTTACTACGGTTTTTACGTTTACGCCGTATTTGCTTATTTCGATAAGTTCACGGTCGAAAAAACCGATCTGTTCCGCGTCATCAAACGTCAGCCCGAACGATTTTAATTTTTGATAGCGCAGTAAGTCGGGCGAATCGTACTCACGTTTAATGACTTCCGCATATTCGGGTCTTGACAAGCCGAGCATCTTGTGCGGCTTTGTTTGTTTGAAGTCAATGCCTGTAACGCGCGACGAATACCTGAATTCCGTGTTATTGTACGAATAAGATGCGGGAGAAGCATTTCTCTCGAAAAATGACGACATAAGGATTGACGCGCCTGTATCTATAAGCCCCTCCACAGTCTTATGCTTCTGCCAAAGTTTCATATATGTGACGGGAAACGCATCGTCTTTCGCGTCGTTCAAATATTTATTCAGCCGGCAATTCTCAAAAGGCGTTCCGTTCAGTATTTTTTTGTCCGGAACAACAGCCGAAGAAAAGCCTTTGCCGATGCAGTCCTCGCTCCTTGACCGCTTTTCCCAATATCCCAACGGTATTACACGGTAATAATACATACCTCTTTTTTCATAACCGACAAAGCGTTTGCACTTCTTCCCCGCGAAGACATAAGTCTCATACGGAGTATATTCATTGAAGGCTATACCGTCTTTGTTTACAGATCTGCTGCACAACCAGAAAATAAGGGCAAGACAGTTCTTAACGATTCGGAGCGTCAGTATTTTTTCATTGTTGATATAATAATTCGGGTAAGCTCCAAAATCCGAAACGTGAATAAAATCAACTTTCTTACCGCATTCCGGACATATTGCCGCACTTCCCGAATGCATCGCCTCTCTGCTAACCAAACAGCCGAAATTACTACGCGAATACCTATGGCAGCCGTCTGTCTCAACGCGGTCAAGCAAAAATGTTTCCCCGCAGGCGGAACAGGTGCATTTGCACATCTTTTCACCGATGCCCGACAGCGGATTTATGTACACTCCTGCGCGGTACACAACCGCATCGGCGGTCAGAAACTCCTTTGCGATTATTTTTTTCTCTTTTTCTGTCGGCTCTGACGGCAGAAGTTTTTCGAAATTCAACTCTTCCACGCCCGATACCTCTTATATGAAATCGTCGAGATTTACAAACCCGCCGTCATGCTTTTCCTCTTGCTTCGGCAGTCCGTAAAACTCCCTCAATATTCTGTCCGATTCCTGCGGCGGGCAGAACCCGACAGAGCCGTGACGATTCTTGTCCGCAAACGCTTTGATTTTCTTTTCCGCTTCTGAAATAGACATTTGCTCGATGTCAAGATCTCGGGATATAATATCCTCGATGTGCGGCTCGTTCGCTATCATGTCTTTTAACTGCTCCCCGACGCACCACGCCGGAGAGTTCTTCGCAACTTTTTCCTGCTGCGCTTCGATTTTTTCTTTTGCTGTCATTTTTATTACCACCTTTATATATTCACGGCAACATATTTCGTCCGCCGCAAAACATTATTTTTATATCTCCATACGCCCACGCGGACACTCTGCGCTTTCACTCCCAGCATTTGCGCAAGTTCTTCCGCCGTGTCAGCCACGGCAACAGGCAATTCAAACTTGTCTGCCGTAACAGCCATGTATACTGTCATTTTATACCACCTTTATAAAAATTTACAACCGTTCGGCATTGCCGCAAGTAGATTCCATGTTTGTGATAGCTCGGATATCTTTTCGACAATACATCATTATTGCATGGTCGTGCGCGAAAATAAAAAAGTTTCTGCACTCCCAACATTGGATTCCGCGACGGGTAAACTCACGTTTGCGAAGTCCGAGTTTTGCCGCCCGCGTCTCAATCGACTTAACACGGCGGTCGAGAATGTCCGCTATCTCGGAATTAGAATAATTTCTGTAATTTGCGATAAGCCATTCGTCTTCTTTGCGGGACCATCTTCCCACATTCACGGTTACCACCTCTTTTATTTGTTATCTGCAAACAATACAGGAAACTATGTACAGCGCAATCAATGCAAGAGTAAGAAGAATATCGCGTTTTTGAATTTTTTGCATTATCTTTTCTCCTTTCAACTGAATGAGCCTGTCACGGTCAAATTTTCTACGTTCAGAAAATACTGTTTTTCGCCGAGACAGACATCTTTAAGAGGACAGTCGATTTCGGAACAGACGTTGCCGATGTAATCGGGGTGAGGGCGGCAAAGCCATTGAATCTCTATCAGCGTTGCTGGCAGGCTCTTTCTCCGTCCGTCTCCGTCCATTGCCGCATGGAACATTACAGGTAATATCCCGTATGTGTTGAAAAATTTCGCAACACCCTCTTCCGAGTATGTTTGTTTGAAATCTTCGAACATCTTCGCTCTGTTATGCGTGGAAATAAGTCGTCCGTTTACCGATATATAAACGTGCTCGGGAGAAGCGAAAATAAGATAGTTAAGTGTCATACTGTTGCCGCCTCCTCTTCGCGTTTACGTTTCCACTCTTCAAAACGACGGTTGTTTTCAGGATCTTCGAAAAACTTCAATATCATAGGTTCAAGTGTTCTCATAAGGGGGCGAAAAGCGATCCTCGAAGCCTTATCAAAATCAATGTCCGTGATAGGTGTGCTGCGAAAGTCAATCTTCTTGTCTTTTTTCAGCTCGACCGTCTTTGTCTCTGAAAAATGATAAAATTCTAATGTTGGGGTTAGCATTTTTTATTCTCCATTATATAACGTTAAGGTTGCTTAACTGATTTCGCAAAAAAAATAAGAGGGTATATCGCTTGCATCAATATCAAGAATTGAGCATGCGGAAACTATATCCCTTTGGGACCATTGCGATTTGTTGTTTAATTTCCCTGATAACAACACGGAAGAAATCCCCAATTTACAGGCAAATTCATTTTGTGTAGAGCATTTTTCTTTTATCCTGCCCCTTAATTTTGAATAATTGAACAACTAAAAAACCTCCTTTGAGTTAAGTTTCTTTAACTGAATTATAGCACATGTTTTTTTACTTGTCAATACTTTTTTTGGAATTTCTTTAACTTTTTTATTTGTGTCTTGAAATTTACTTAATTTTATTGTATAATACAAATGCAAAAAAAACACAATTGGAGATAATATATTATGTCAGCAAATTTCAAAGAGAGACTTCAAGAAGCGATGAAATTAAGAGATGTGACAGCGGCGGAACTCTCTCGAAAAACAGGGCTTTCAAAGGCTCAATTATCGCAGTATGTAAATGGCACTTACGAGGCAAAGCAGCTTGCTTTGCATAAATTAGCAGTTGCGCTTAATGTTTCGGAAGTTTGGCTTATGGGTTATGATGTTCCTTGCGAAAGGCAAATTATAAATGCTTCTGATTTTTCTGAAAAAGAAAAAATTGTTATACTTGCATACAGAAAACATCCCGCGATGCAGGACGCAGTTGATACTTTGCTTGGCATAGAAAAACAGCCGGAGAAAAAACTTTCTCCGACCGTTTCGCATATTAAGC